CTTGTTACTTAGCTTCCCAAGTGAATCGCGATGAGATGCGAAGCGCTAAAAGAAGCTGGTTGAGATCTGTAACCAGGATCCCAACCGTCCAGGTAACCTTCTGGCAACCTGGATCGCCGAACCTTGAATCTAGGCAGAGTTCTGCTTCGAGGCAAGAAATACAGTTCGGCGCCCCTAGGGACTAGATACCCGCCAACCGCAAGCGGCATTGCGAACTCTTCGGCTTCTTTTGGAAGCCTAGAGTGCGCCTGCTGAATGCTTAGGTAGGTATATCGCCTTCTACACCCGGATGTAAGTACCCCTTGATTGGGGGACATCCACTCGGGGATGAGGTGTGGCTTACCGTCTATGAAGCTTCTCAACAAAGTTAAAGTCCTTGGAAGAGAGCAGTTATGCTCAACACTCCAAAGAACCACTTGGTTGATTGCAACATAGACGTCGGCCTCGACAGCGAGGGACTTAATATAAAACGGTGTTATATCAACACCCGATATATAGTCTCCGCCGCAAGACTCACGAAAAGGACCACTACTAAAGGATTTGTCGTGGTTAACGACTAACCCCGCCTTTGTCAGCACATCCACAAAACCGTCGTACTCGTGAACGGGGATAATGATATCATCCCCGAACACACAAGTGTTGGTCCAATCTATGTATAGATTGGGTCCACCACGCGTGCAACGGTAACCGTAGATGAGAGCGACTAATATCAGCGTCATCAAGGGAAAAGTAAAACCATTCCCCATGGTGCTGATCATATGTAGCTCTAGCTGTATGCCTACCTCCCCGGATTTACCATCTCCGGGAAGTGTAATAGTGGGCGACCTCAGCTTCATTAAGAGGTCAAACCACTCACTAGGCATAAGGGCACGAACAAGATCGATACTAATCATATCGCTCGCTGCCTTCAGATCGAGAGTAGCAATACTCCCGTCTTCACTGCCGCGTTTGGCCATAGCCTTGTTTCGAGGCTGTTGGTTGCGAATGTCTAGTCCGATATGCCTTAGAGCTCCTTCGAGATACATACCTGCGGAAAGTTGCAGGCACATGTTCCCGGAAGGTTCAATGGCAATTGTTCGTTCAGTCTCCTCATTCTTGGGGACTGTTGTTAGTCTAGAGCCCTCAACCTGCCTTGTACCCGAAACTCCGACACGGCCATCTCTGGCCACGAAGTAAGGGTTCATACTACGCAGTTTACGAACCAAGGGCTCACACTGAGCTGTACAAGTCATGTCCTGATGGATTTTATCGGCGGTATGTGTACCAAGTATGCCATTACTGGCACCTGGTCCAAAACGCCAATTATCCCAAAGGAATGACATCTCGAGCGGTCTTTGTATGGACAACTCGTCAAAGGAAGTAGTGAAACGCTCTAAAACAGTAGTAATGAAATAACGAGCGTTATCAAGTATCCTTCGATCAACCTCTTGACTGGGAGGACGGCTCTTTTGGAGCTGATTCACCAGTTCATTCGTAGCCACAAAATTGGCTATAGCAAGAGGGCGAAGATCTTCCCGAAGGAAGCGTGCTCTTTTACGAGCACGTTGTACAAGTCGATTAGCAGCAGCGCTACGCTGCCTTTCGACTAGAAGCTCATCTAACATTGTGGTAAACAGGCTTTTCAGCCGGTACTCACCACAGTTTTTAGTTACTTTACTCACAGGACAACTCCCGATGATGTAACATTAACCAAGAAATCGCTGGGCCGGGAACTACCCGGCCCTAAGGCTAGTACTATTTAGCCTTCTTCCCCGACGTTACTCCCGTAGTTCCAGAAACTTCCGGATCTTGGAGTGTAACGAGGGGAGGTGTCGCGATCGCAGTGTTCGAGCGTAACTGGGCAAGAGCAACTATAATGGGGTCCGCCAAGACTGCGGGGACGTTGGAGACCATATAGGTCGCACAAGTCACCACAATCAGGACAATACCCCATTTGCCGATGCCACCCATTACAGAACACCCGTCAACACTGTGACCGAAATACCGCTCGCTTGTTCCCAACCAACGCCAAAATGGGCGCTGATCATGGCGCGAACTTCTTCCGGTTCATAGGTATCAACGCCGGCAGGACATTCAATCACCGTGGTAATTTTAGGAACCATGATTGATTGATTGAGCGCCGGAGCGGCCCCTTTACGTGTGATAAATTTGTACACGTTCACGGGCACGTTCTTGATTACCCCAGTAACAGGGTTTGCTTGCGGAAGAGTCCTCAATACCGGAGGCCGGAAGAACGTCATCGTAAACGGCTTTGAAACGCTGTTAACGTCGACGCCCGTCTGGGTACCGCCGAGAGCACTGATGGCGTACTGCTTGCCATTAATGTTCGGGGCAGTGTCTGCGGTAAGAGTATAGGTCGGGGAAGTTAATCCCGTGACCACCGCTCCTGTGGCTGGTGAAGCAGGTGCAAAAGCCATTGTAAGGCCTTTCAAAAGTTAACTCTAAGCAGCTACACATCTCTGAGTCACTAGAGGTGCGGTCCCCACTTTTGAGCCAATACGGACGACAAGTTAAGAAGCTTGTTCAGCCCGTGGTTAGCGATTTCATCCACACTTTTAATGCGGATTGGTCGCACGGA